GGACGTAGGCGAGGTGGCCGTCATCCGCAACATGGGCGGCTCCGTCGCCGGTCATGCGGAGAACGCGGGCTTCCATGCGAAGGCGCCGTGGCAGTCGGTCATCAAATACGATACGCGCAACAACCTCATCAACTTCTTCAAGGACACCGACTACAAGTACGACGGCGGCAGCGCGGAAGGCAAGGAGATCACGGTCAACGACCGTAGCGGTGCCAGCGCGAACATCGACATTCAGGTCAACTATTCGCTCGAACCGTCCGCCGCCGAAATGCTCTACTCGGAATACGGCAAGCAGACCACGTTCACGCAGAACTACATCGGCAACGACCTGCGCAGCGTGGCCCGTGAAACCTCCGGCAAGTTCGACACGATCACGATGCTCACCGACCGTGGCAAGTACACGAAGGCCGTGCAGGACGCGCTCACCTCGAAATGGAAGAGCATCGGCCTGACCGTCGAACAGGTGTCCGTGCAAGACATCCGCTACCCAAAGTCCATTACCGACAGCTACGCGCAAGCCCAAGCCGCCGAGGTCGCCAAGCAGAAGGCGAAGAACGAGCAGGAGACCGCGAAGGTCGAGGCCGAGACGAAGCGCATCAAGGCGCAGGGCGAGGCCGACGCGAACAAGGTGCTGAACGATTCCCTGACCGACAACGTGCTCCGGCAGCATTACATCGACGCTTTGAAGAACGCCGACCAGCTGATCGTCACACCCGAGGGCTCCAACACCCTCATCCAACCCAAATGATTCTTCCGGTCGGGGTTCTTTATTCCTTTACTTCCTCGTCCGGTGGCAGCCAAGCGCATGGTGCCGCACCTACGAAGCCTTCCAATGGTCATGGACTTCTCCAAGGTGCACCGGGTTCGACTCCCGGCTTGGCGCTCAGAAAAATTTAACCCCTTCGCGTCCTGCGTCGAAAACCAGCAAAACAAGGGTTTCGGACGTGTCAGCACCGGCGTAGAAGGACAACCAAATAATCAAGCCCAGTGGAGGGAAACAATCATGGAACTCACCCCATTCGACCGTATGAGACTACTCAACATGGAGGACGCCGACTGATGGCATCTGATTTCAACTCCATCGCCAAAGCCATCCGTTATCTCGGTGATTGCGTCCGTTATCTCGCGGACAAGTATGTGGCCGTGAACGATCGCGTGTACTCGGATTGGAACGAGGCCTCGAAGGTCGTGGGAGACGTTGGCCGTGACCATGTGGCCGATTATGCGGAGGCATCTCACAAGCAGGGCAAGTCGCGTACTTGGCGTCACAGTCACCTGATGGAACGAGAGGAACAATTGTCCATGCAGTCGAGGGGTTCTCATGTTGACACCGAATGATGTCCGGCATAAGAGGTTCCGCACGTATCGTTCCCTGCTTTACGGAGAGGTCTACGACGTGGAGGACGTTGACGATTTTCTCGACTTGGTGGCCGACACCATCAAGGTTTTAGGCAAGGAAGCACTCAAAGCAAGAAAGGAGGGGCAATGACCGTCGAGCAGATGACCGATGACGATTACTTCGCGTTGGACGCGGTGGACCAGACTTCGTTGAAGAAAATGCTGGTAAGCCCGTTGGCGTATTCGGATTACCTGACCGGTGAGCATAAGTATTCTTCGGCGTTGGAGTTCGGCAAGGCGGCTCACAGCATGGTTTTGGGTAGTGGCCCGCAGGTTGTGGCTAAACCGAATCTGCGTACCAAGGAGGGCAAGGCTCTTCGTGACAGGCTGGTCGAACAGTATGGTGCGGATGACATCGTGTGGCTGTCCGCCGATGATGTGGAGAAGGTTCAGGCCATGCGGGACATGGTTGGAGACTTTTTCACAAAGCTGGATGGTCAGCCGGAGGTGGCGATGATCGCCACCGACCCCGATACCGGGTTGTCGATTAAGGGCAAGGCGGACTGGTTGCCGTCCACTCCAGACCCGGATGGTGTGCTGCGTATCCGTGATTACAAGACCACGGTGAAGTCGCCGGACGAGTTCGAGCGTTCCTGCTGGCAGTACGGGTATCACATTCAGGCCGCGTTCTACATGCGTCTCTACCGGTTGACGATGCCCGAATATAAGGGGCCGTTGGGGTTCGAGTTCATCGTGCAGGAGAAGAACCCGCCGTTCGACTGGATGCGCTACGAGATTCAGGAGGATTCGCCCATCATCACCGAACTGGCGGAACCGAAGATAAACCACGCCTTGCAGGGCATCAAATGGTTCCGTGACAACACGGAGGACCCGTTGGAGGCTATGAGGGCCTACGGGTTGCCTAAATACCCGCAGGATGTCGTGTTCCCCGACTGGAAGCTGTTGGAGGAAGAGGAGGAGATTGAATCATGGCGGTAGTCAAGAAGAACCGTAAGGCTTACGGATACGATTACGCGGATTTGCCGTCGATTCTCCTTTATGTTGACGAAACCCTGCACCTTGAGGTCAGGCAGCATGTGGTCTACGATGTGGCCCCTCATTTCCCCTATGGGTGCGTGGTCACGTCCATCAGACAGAAGGACGGCGAATGGTCCGACTGGCTGGCTCCCATCCCGGTTCTCGTGGGAGACGAGACGGAGGGCGGCAATCAGAAAAGGAAGAACACGCTGGCGCAACGGTATGGTTCCGCCGAAACGTATGCGCGACGCTACTCGTTGAACACGGCGTTGGGATTGTCTTCCACGGATAATGACGCGCAGACCTCCGGTTTCCAGAAACGTTCCGTCAAGTTCATGACCGACGAGCAGAAAACACAGATCGACCGGATTCTTGAAGACTGCAAGATTCCGGTGGGCCAGGAGAACGGTTTCATCGGCAATGTCCTGCAAACGCGGGTCGCTTATGGCACGTTGACCGAATATCAGGCGCAACGGTTCATCGACGCTTACCGACAGCACAACGACAAGGTTAAGGAGGCTCCTAGTGAGCAGTGAGATTGGTTTGAACGACGTGAAACCGGGCATGTGGGTTGAGTTTGATGATGCGGACGGGCATTATGCGGGCGAACTGCATGAGATGAAGAACCCGGAAAGCATGGTGGACGTTCTCATCATGAGTATGGGCCATAAGCCGCCACTGTACATCGAGACCGAGGATGAAGGCAATCTCGTGGTTTTCTTGGATTTTGGCGATGGGTACAGTACCGGTTCCGCTCGGAACGTGCATGTGTACGAGTCGAAGCCCGAGACGGAATCCGTCAAGCAGGCTGAAGATGATGACAAGAAACCGTTCTGGAAAGGCAAGACCTGCGGGGAGCTGGAAGGGCTGCGTGTCAAGATAACGTGGAATAACGGCGACACGATGACCAGTACGCTCGACATGGTGGGAAACGTTGCTCATTGCGTCTCTCTTTCTCCCGCCATTCGTTCATCCTCGACTTTCGTTCCTTACTCCGGTATCAAGTCCATCGAACTGGTGGATGATGCTTTCCGTGAGCGTATCACCGATATCACGAAGGTTCGCCCCGGCGACAAAGTGGTGGCGAAGAACGGCAACGAGTACACGGTGAAGAAGACGGATTCTGACCGTATGGGCGGACAGACCCTGTGCCTGAGTATCGGGGAGCTCGGCTTTCCGGACGGGTGGTGGATGGATGACTCCTTTTTCCAATATGCGTACCGCGGACCGTACACGATGGATGACCTTCCGAAGGAGCCGGGCTTCTACAAGGCTCGCACCGAATCGGTGTGGAAGCATGACGGCAAACGTTGGATGCCGGTGCTCTCCCATGATGGCACCATCGCCCCCGCCTTCCCATGCCAGTCCCAATCCCGCAGCCAGTTCTTCAAGACCAGTGTCCGGGATGATCGTTTCCCGTTCACGAAGGTGGAGGCGAGCTTCGAGTGACTTTCACCCCGAGGCCGGGCTGCAAGTGCGCCAGATGCCTGTGGGCTCACGGGGACAAGATCACGCTCCCCCAATGCCCCACATGCGGTGCCGTTGATTGCGCCGGAGCCCAATCACACATGCTGGTCTGCAACAGGCGGGCCATGGAGAAACACAAGACGAACAATCACAGGAGGAATGCGTAATGGCCGGAGAACCAAGCATCGAGTTTACCGGATATGCGGGAGAGATCAAGGATTTTCAGGATTCCAGTATTCTCAACGTCAGCGTCCATCCGGGTTACACGGATAAGAACACGAACCAGTGGGTTGACAAGGAGCCTCAGTTCTATGGTGTGCGTCCCTTGTCGAATCAGGCGAAGGATGCTTTGAATCAGGTTCGCCAGTTGAAGTCCCAGCCGAACATGAGCGTGAAGGTTCTTGTGAACGGCAGCTTGTCCAAAAGAGTGTCGGAAAAGGATGGGAAACGGTATGAGAATTGGGATGTCGCGGCCCGCACCATTGCGGTGTTGAGCGCGAAACCCAAGGCCCAGCAGTCTGGTTTCCAACAGTCGCAGCAGCAGTATCAGCAAGGATTCCAGCAGCCGCAACAGGGATTCCAGCAACCGCAACAGCAGTATCAGCAGCCTACGGACCCGTGGAGCCAACCCCAGGACGAATACGGAAATGGGCAGATCTAACCCGTCCCAACACGTCAAGGATTTGGTGGACGCACGCGACCAATACCGGTGCGTCCGCTGCGGCAAACCATTCCATTGGAGCGGTTTCAGCCGGCATCATCGCAGACTCCGGTCACACAAGTGGCCGGGACTGCATGAGGCGTCGAACCTCATCTTGGCGTGTGGGAGTGGCGATACGGGATGTCATGGGTGGATTCACGCCCATCCGCGTGAGGCCATGAGCTTGGGGTACATCGTGAGCGGTTTCAACGATCATCCCGAACTGGTGCCGATTCTCACCGCCCAACATGGTTGGGTGCTTCTGGACGATAAGGGAGGTTGGACGCGATGCGAACCGCCGAAACAGTGAGCATACTGTTCATCCTGTTCTGCCGTGACCCGCAGTTTCGGCGGGCGTTGTACAAGCTCGACCATGTGTTGTTCCGCAGGTTCACTAATGGGGAGGTGTGGCTGTGAACGTCGATGACATGACCGATGAGGAGTTCATCGACTATTGCCGGAACGGCGGCGAACTGTCCGGCCTGATAACTGAACGTCATCCGAAATGCGATTGGTGCGGTGGCATGTGCCGGGTCGGCAAGGATGGCATGTGCCGGAACTGTCGTATTAGGGAACGGCGGCGAACCGACCCCGAGTATGCGCAGCATCTGCGTGATCTGGCGAATCAGCGGAACGCTCGTAATCGTGAGAAACGCAATGAGTATGCACGCCGGTACCGGTCGGAGCATTTGGCTCAGGCTCGGGCTTCGGCTCGTAAGTATGCCGCCGCCCATCAGCGTGAGATGGCTGAATACCATCGCCGTTGGATGTTGGAGCATCCCGAGAAATACGCCCAGTATAAGGCGAAGCGGAAACGTAAACGACAACTAGCCAAGGAGGCTATCAATGAGTGAGAAACCATTCTGGGAAGGCAAGACCTGCAAGGAGATGGCCGGACTACATATCAAGGTCACGTTCAAGAACGGGGACGTAGTAACCGGCGTAGCTGACAAAAACGGCGATATTAAGAGCGCTTACGTTCTCACCCTAGGAATGGGCGATGACCTGTTCGTCCCGGAAGCCGACATCGAGTCTATCGAATTGGTGGATGACCCCAAGTACGAGCGTATCGACAACATCGAGGACGTGCACGCGGGCGATATCTTTGTCGCCAAGAGCGGCAACCGCTATGACATCCGGTGCGTTGATCCGAGGCGTGGGCGTCCCGTTTTCGTAGTCAGCATCGAGGATGAGGGGAGAGAGTTGATTGGCTCTAAGTCATTCGCCTACGCTCTCCGTCTGAAGCTGAGACTGCCCGACGAGCCTGGCCTGTGGTTGGACAAGGACGATAACACGTGGATGTTCAAGGGTGGAAGCATCCAGTGTATCCGTATCGGTACCGGAAAATGGAACCTCGACAGACCGTGGATTTCCGCTGATGGCGCTCGGGCTTGGCTTGCTGCTCCGTTCCGCCCGGTCAAGGCGGTGGAAGCATGAGCCTTTCGGTCCGTGACGTAAAGCGCCTACTCGCAGCCGGCATTAAGGCCGAGTACGAGCGGACGCATGACCCTCGACTGGAGGATGCGGACGCGGTGTGCGCCGCGTCCCTGACTGAGATATGTCGGCAAGCCGCCGCCCCGGCATGGAATGCCGGAGTGAAACACGTGTTGGACTATCCGGAAATCGCCGTGATGTACGACCCGGCTGACGCATCGACAAACCCTTGGAGGAAAGCCGGTGAGATGCCCGACGATTCACATGTCGAAAGCTGCTTCGTGGTTGAAAAGCCGGATGACCGCAGCCACTGCTCACACGAATATGACACGTATGAGGAAGCCTGCAACTCCCTCCGGTATTTGGAGCCAGGACAGTATGAGATTCACAAATGGTTCCGCGTCACAAAGGAGGTGGAAGCATGAGCAATCGTATCGTCCAAATGCCTCCAATCGAATCTTTCGGCCATCTCACGCCCGACAAGTGGCTGTTGTTGAAGACGCTTGAGGAGGCGGCGGAGATGGTGGAGGCCGGGAAACAATACCTGAAAGCCAGCGACCCGACAGACCCGAGCGGCATTGGCCGGGAGTTCGATGACCATGCGAATTGCCTCGCCTGCTTCGGGGTGAACGTGGGCGGCGAGCTTGGCGATGACCGGGACAGGGCGAAGGTCGGATGGATAGGTTACGTGCGCGACCAGCGCCGCCAGACCATGCTCGGTGAACTGGCTGACGTGTTGCAGACGGTCGGCAACCTGATCGCCGCGTTCGGTATCACCGATGAGGAGGTCGGACGGGCGATGGGCGACTGTCTGGAACGAAACAGGCGGAAGGGCAGACTTTGATGGAAACGACAGGAATCTGGGATTCCCGCAACAACAGGCATGCGACGATTGAACACGATCCGTTGAAGCCATGCCCGTTCTGCTGCGCACGGTACGCGGCGGAACATGCCCTGATAAACGGCTACCCGCTGCAAGGCATATGGGGCGGCATAAACAGAAGCAAAGGCAAGAACTACAGGGACAACGAAAAGGAGATGTGGGAATGAGCAGGGCTGAGACCACTGCCATGCTGTCCAAGCTGGTCGAGAAGCGTTTGAGGAATCAGACCGCTTTTTGGGCGAGCGAGGTCAACTTCGACCGGAACACACCTGAAGAACGGAGAGTGGATTACGTGGGCTTCAAGCCGTGGAACATCAACGGCGAGCCGGTGCCCGCAAGCGTGGAAAAAGGCTGCTTCTCGTTCTACGAGGTCAAGTCATGCATGGCTGAT